GAGGACACCCCCTGGCACCCCTCCCGGCATCGAAACGTATTCATTACTTCCGTCCTTCTATACGATTTTAGAAAAAGGGTTCTCAGGTTCCTAAATTTTCGCAAAAAACAAAAAGGCTTCTATGAAGAAAGAACCTAAAGTAGAGTTAATCACAGAGAATGAGCGGATGAGTAGAGAGTTGGTTGTCTCCCTGCTTACGCAGATGCCGCATGACGAGAAGCTGATTGCGCTCCAGGTATGGAACGGGAAATTATAATTTGGGACGGAGCGGAATATTTACTCCGTGAAAGTGTGATCTTTGACAGACGAAGAAAAGCGAGAGACTGCCAATCAGTTTTTAAAGGAGAACCGGATATTCGGTTTCGGGCGCAAGCGCGATCCGTTGATCCCTGAGTTCCGCGAACCCAATCCACCGCAGAAAGCGATATTGGAGGCATGGAAGAACCCGCAGTACAAGGTGTTCAAGGTTTCGGGCGGAAAGAGAATGGGTAAGACCTTCTGCGGCTCATACATCGGAATCAACGTAGCGGCGGGGCAATGGCTGGCGACTGGAGAGAAGATTCCCTTCATGCACGACCGCCCCCGGAAGATTCGGTATGTGGGGCAGAGTTGGGAAGGCCACGTTAAGGCCGTTGTCGAACCCGCGTTGAAATTCTGGTGGCCGAAGTCCAGACCCGTGGAGACGAAGAAAAACAACCAGGGCATAGAGGCTTTATGGATAGACCAGAGAACGAAGTCAACCATTGAGGTCATGTCGAATGTGCAGGACTCCTCGGTGTTTGAGGGATGGGAAGGCGACTTGGTAATCTACGATGAACCCCCGAAGAGAGATGTGAGAGTGGCCTGTGCGCGTGGGTTGATTGATAGGCAAGGCAGGGAACTCTTTTGCATGACCCTTTTGAAAGAGGCATGGATTCACAGAGAGGTCATCAAGGCGAGGCTCCCCGACGGTTCCCCGGACACCACGATCTTTAATGTTGACGGGCGGATTTACGATAACTTAGGTTTTGGCCTTACTCAAGCTGGCATTGACCAGTTCGCAAAGACTCTTACCGACGATGAGAAACAGGCGCGACTTGAGGGCAAACCCTCTTATATGTCCACCTTGGTACTACCGAAGTTCGACAGGCACAAGCACGTTAAGGAGAGATTCGCGATCCCGCTCGACGCGCTGATTGACATACAGATAGACTTTCATCCATCGAAAAAATGGATGGTGGTTTTCATGGCGACGCTGAAGAATGGGTTTAAATATATCTGCGACGAAATTTGGGACAGAGGGAATCCGAAGTACATCGCAGAAGAAATCATCCGCAAGATCAAGTTACGGAATTACGAGAGAGTGAACTCGATAGAGATAGACCCGCTTTCCAAGGGCGGCACGGATAATGGCATTGACGTATTCAGCGAAGTGGCGGGAGTCCTCGGAGCGCACAACTACTCTCTTGGTACTGCCTCGAAGGATAAGGAAGTGGGAATAGCGATTCTCAACAATCTCCTTTGGACGGAGAATGAAATGCCGGGACTGTTCTACTTCAAGGACTGCCCGATGAGCATACAGCAGTCAGAGGATTGGATGTACGACGCCGAGACTCTGAAACCCTCCAAGACAGATGACGACGCGGTGGAGTGCATATACAGATTAGTATTGAAAAACACTCAGTGGTACGACTTGTACCAACAGAAAAGGACACACACGCAATCGGTGATCCTATGAGCGTTGAGGGATATAAGGCTTATCTTTACCGGCTGATGACAGAGGGAAACACAGTAGGGGTAGTGTTTGAGTTATTAGACCACATAGAAAGACTGTCTGAAAGGGTGGAGCAATTTTAAAAAATTCATCGAGATCATGCGAACAGTAAAACAGAACATGACCGACAAGAACCGCATTATAAAGAACATAGAGGATAAGCCTTTTTTTGGGAAGGTGACCGTTGTTTTTCAGGACGGCAAACCCGTGAGGGTGCAGGACATAATAGAGGACATTATATTATAATGGATATAAAACTCACAGACGAAGAAATACTTGACCTCTTAGAGAACGACCTCGACAGGGCGTCGGACATTCAAGAGGAGAGGGCAGACCTCCGGGACTCGGCATATAAGGCATTCCGTGGCGACGCCTACGGAAACGAAAGAGAGGGGTGGAGTCAGTCCGTAGCAAAGATAATCTGGACGAATCACCAGAGTAACTTGGGTTCTTTGGTTGATATATTCTCCAACGACTTCTTTATTCTCAAGTACGACAACTACGATAAGTCCTCACGCATCCAGAAACAAATCCGCACCCAGATGTTTGTTAAGCAGGACGGATATAGACACCTGTACGATTTCATGTTTGACGCGGGGCTGTACGAGTTCGGAATTTTCAAGGTTTATCACAAGGAAGATTTCGATTTAGTGGATGAGAAGTACGACCGGCTCACATTACCGGAACTCGAAGCCTTATTGCAGAGCGGCGAAGTTCAGGTCACCAAGTACACCGAAAGTGAAATCCCTTCAGATGGATTCAACCCACCGCAGACAATCTTAGAGAATGTCAAGGTTGTAAGAAAGGTCATTAAGTACAAAGGCGCGGCATGGGAATGTCTGCCGCCTTGGGCGTTCGGTTATTCGCCTGATTGTAAGCGAAGCGATTGGGGCGGGATTGAGGGTAGATTGGTTTATCACCAGTTCAAGTTATCCCTCAACGACATAAGGAAAAGAGAACGCGCGAAGATTTATAAAGACGGCACATACAATCAATGCCTCGAATTAGGCGAAGATTCCACAGACAAATCCTCTGAACAGATTTCCATAGAATACGACTCCGACGGACTGTCACCTGAAGTGACCGACTCGACGGTAGAGCGCGACGAATCAGACCTCAACCGCGAACTCAACGTGAAGGAATGCTATTGCAAGCTCGATCTCGATGGAGACGGATTGCAGGAAGCGGCAATGGTTGTCCTGATTGAAGATGAAGTGATAGCACAAGTACAAGAGAATCCATACAAGCGTCCTCCCTTTAGGATAGGCGGCCTCTTGCCCGAACCCCACAAGGTGAACGGCATCCTGCCGCCTTCCATTTTGGAAACCGACCAGAAGGTTATGACCAACCTTTTACGGTTCATCCAAGATCAGGCCGCTATGAGTACATACCGGAACATCGTCACCAATGATACCCGTATGCAGTCCATGCTCCAGACGAGGAAACCTTTTGACATTATCCTTGGCGACCCGGACAAGCTGGGCGAAGTTCCCGTACAGACAGGCGACGGATTTATTCTTAAAGCGTGGGAACTCCTGAAAGGCGAGAACGAAGAAACCACCGGCAGTTCACGATACAATCAGGGAACAGATGGATCGTCTTTAAACAAGACCGCGACCGGCGTACAGTTAATCACACAGAACTCGGCCAAGCGTTTGAGGATGAGCGCGAAGGCGATTGCTACTTCCGCTTTAACCGGAGTGGTCAAGGACTTCATCTTTATTAACCGCAAGTGGAAAACGGAACAACCACAACCAATTCTCGGAACGGACATCTCCGTGCAGCCTCAGGATTGGGATAGCGAGTTTGATATTGAAATCGACATTGGCGTAAGCGCGGCGGAGAAACAACTCTTGGTACAGCAGTACGATTTCTTTGCACAGTTCGCAACACAGGCCGGTATTCCGATGGGGTTAATGAACCCTCAGCATTTGGCGAAGATTCAGAAACGGAAATACAATCTGTTCAATATCAACATTGACGAACTGATGTACACCGATCAACAGTTCATGCAGGAAACGCAGAAGCGGGAGCAGAATAAGCCGAAAGAGGATTGGCGCGAGTTCGTTGCTATAGATAAGATGTTCCCTCTGTTAGCCAGAAGTGAACAGGCACAAATCTTACAAAAGTTAGAAATCCAACCTGACCCTCAAGCACAAGTGGCAGGGATTCCCCAAGCACGAGATATTCTTGCCGCCCAATCCAAAGCACAAGACACACAAGCCAAGTCGAATGTATTGCAGCAATCGGCACAGATTAAGGCAGCGGAAGCCATGCAGAAGATGAAGCAAGAAGAGCAAAAGCATAACATGGATATGCAAGGGAAGGCAATAGATATGCGGTCTAAAGTAATATCACACA